ATCTTACCGACCTTTTAGAACGTATAACACCATATCCATAAGCACCAGTTCCTGTTGATGCCTCCATTAAGGTATTGGAAGTTGTTGCCCCAGTTCCAAATGAATATGTTTCAAACCTATCCGAATTTAATCCATAAAGACCATCAAGTTGAAATACAGGAGTAATAGGGACAGAAACGTTTTCTCCAAAAGCACTACTTCCACTTGCAGTTCCATGGCACCCATCAATATTGCCGTATCTATCGGCACACATATAAACTTCAAAAAGACTTCTTTCTTGATTTAGATAGTCTTGATTATTTTTATTCCATTGTGCCATAATCAATCAATCCACTCTAATTTTGATGGGTGATACCTTTTTGCATTTTTGATATTAAAATTCTTTTCCTGTATCGGATAAATTTGATGCACAACAACTCCAGGATATTCACCTTGGAGTTGTTCTCCAAGTTCTTGCTTTGATGGTAAACCAGACTTAGTTACCATCTCAAGTCGGTATAAACTTCCTTGCCACATTACATCTGCAATGTAACTTTCGCCAACTTGTTGTTGTTCTGGTTGGGAGTTGATGTAAAGATTTCCGTTAAAGTCCCCAGAAATAGTTACTGATTCTGATAAAAACTCTTTAAAACTTTTCATACTAGCACTTCCAGCGACGACGGGCTTTACAAACTGGTTTATCTGGTGTGGATGAGCAATCAATGTTATGCATGTCTTGCTGACCCTTAGAGCGTGCGCAGAATGATTTACGACGCTTGGCATCCTTGCTTCCTGGTTTTGGATCGCCAGTTACGGCAGTCTTAAGTTTAGAACCTGGATTCTCTCTGCGATATGCTTTGACTGCGGCAGGACTCATTCCATCAGTTTTATCCGACTTATTAACTTTCTGCCAGTCTTCAACTTGAAGAAGTGGTTGACCAGGATCATAATCTCTGATATTGAAGTAAGTAAGTCTAGAATCTGGATACACTTTTCTTACTTGATCTTGAACTTCTGTTCTTGTGGGTCTCTTTCCTGATGGGAAGAACATTTGTAATGTATATGTCTTACCTCTCCAAATGACCATTGCAACTATTATGTTTCCAGTTTTTGTTGGAAGTCTAGTCGCCTCCTCAAGATCACCCATAGGTTTTACATAATTTTTGTCTGGACCTGGTTTTGCTCCACTTCCACCATAAAATTTCTTTGTTTTACACTCACAAGGATCCTTTCCACATTTTTTGCAACACTCTTCGGAAATAATTGGTTCTGGTTTAATCAAATCAATGAACTCATATTCCATTGCCTTAAAATCTTCTCTCCAATTTGAAAACTGATACTCCTCAGTTTTATTTCCCCAATTTGCTGCTCCTTTTTTGCGACACTTAACCAATGCTCCAGAAGCATATGCGGAAGGCCAAACTTTATATCTACTTTTTACCTTTTTGTAGCAGGCATCCTTTTCTCCAGCAGCCTCTTCTATTGCTGGTTTGGAGTAATCGTCCCAATATTTTGGTCCAAATGCACATTCAGATCTAGTCTCATTCTTCTTACACTTTGGACAATATCTAATAGTTTGTTTTTCTTCTGTAGCCACGTTCTTTGCCTTCCCTCTTCTATCTGGATTTGGATCTTGACGGTTTTTTCGTTCAAATGCTCTTTGCTCTTCCCCATCATCAAGATCTCTTTTCATTTTAGAAGACCCGCATTTTGGTTTTGATGTTTGACCTGGTTGCTTTGCACAAGGTTTACCTGCATACTTGCCACCAAGTTGAACCCAACCAGGTTTACCATCAGAAGACTTGCTTTTAGTAAACCAATCGTGTAATGAACTGTCACCAGATTTGTTGGGCATTTTTATATAATATTCTTCTTTTATTTATCTTTTTGGGATTCATCTTGTTGTTTAATCAATTTTGCCAACTCTGCGGTAGATCCAACAAAAAGTGCATTTGTTACATTTGTTGGACCTTTTGATTCTTTAGTCTCCTCAATATCTTTTAATTTTTTCTGTACATCTATTAATTTTTCTGTTGCATCGGAAACGTTCTTTATAAGTTGGCCAGCAACCTCATATGCCCTAGGCAATTCAGTTTCCTGTGCCAGTTCCAATATACCATTAATTGCTTCTTGACCTTTTTCTATAATAGAATATAAATTTGCCCTAGTATATTCGTAATCTTTTTTTAAGTCGGTTTTTTTATTATCTTGTTGATTAGCCTCTACTACTTCTGGAATTATTGAAGTATCTTCTTCATCAAAACCTTCAGTATTAAATTCTTCATTCAACTTCTCATATTTTTTTGTCATAATCATACAAATCCACCACTAAATCCAAAATCATCACCAACTTCAATTTGAGCATTGTCAGAATCTGTTATTAATTTTACATCTGATCCAAGAACATGGTTAGAAATTGTAGTTCCATCAGCACCTCTTTCTACAGTAATTTTGTTAGAAGTTTTTGATATTATTTTCATTTCTTCATTGCCAATTACAATATAAGATCCTTTAGTTATTGATGTTGAATCTGCAAGTTCGAAAGTTTTTGTTTGGGAATCTATGTCTTCTGAAAGTGTTGTGACTACATTTCCAGAATAACTCTTTGTTGCTCTTGGTTCTACCGAATAAGAAGTATCTCTTTCTCTTGTCTTAAGACTTCTTGCATCCGAAGAACCTGCAACATAACCAATATTAACTTTTTTAATAATATCTTTTGTAACAGAAGATACTGGACCAAACAGATAAATTTTTGCAGTAAATCTTAAAGTATATATTAATGCCCTTCTTGTACTGAAGTCTCCTTCATAATCGTCATTCATTGTTATGCTATCAAGGATAATCGGAATATCTCTCTTTTCAGATATCTCTTCAACTAAATTTACTGATAAATTATATGATGGTTGAAAGTAAGGTAAAATTTGTTCCAATATTTGAAGCATATCATCATTCAGTTTTGACATTATACTAAGTTCAAATTCCATATTATATGGAACGGGCATATATGCCTTTTTTTCTTCTGATGAATTTGTTGAAGATGAAGTTACGAATGTTTGAGTTGAAGTTACTTTTCTTGATGCATCATAACTCAAACCAATAAATTCAAATGACATTCTTGGTAGTGTCATTTGAACAGATCTATTTAAATCTGGTGATTGCTCAAGTCTCGCTAAAAATTTTTGCGTGGGTCCATACGCAAGGGGAACTTTAACAATGCTAACCACATTGTCTGAGTTATTTTTGTGACTAATTGAAATATCATTAAACAATGTGCCAAAAGATATGACAGTTTTTCTTAATATTTCGTGATAAAAATACTCAAACATTTTATTATTGACCAAATTTTTTTACTTAATTTATTTATGGCAAACCAAATGGATTCTTCTCAGAAAAATCAATAATAAAATCTGCTTCTCTTTCAATATTTAAGTTGTCTGCATAAGAGTCTGTAGTTTCAGAATTTAATGTAATTAATTGCCTTGAAGAATTGCTTTCGGATCCAACAATAAATTCTTCTAATATAAATGTTCCTGTAATATTAGAAACCTCTAAAATATTTGTAGTTTGATCCCATTTTTTAACTATTGCTGTAGTTCCACTTACAGAACCTGTAATAGTCTCATTGAACATATAGGTTCCGGAACCAATTTGTGCCGGTGAACCTATAGTTATTGATGGAATTTCAGTATATCCAAGACCAGCATTTGTAATTAATATTGATTGAATTGTCCCTGCAGCAGAAACAACTGCGGTTACGGCTGCAGAAACTGTAGAAATTCCCGCAATAGTTATTTCTGGAGATGTAATATATCCAGAACCACCATTAGTTACTGTGACAATTCCAACAACACCATCACCAATTAAAGTATTTGCTTCGGCACCTGACCCATATCCATCCGTACTTTGAAATGATACACTTGGAGCAACAGTGTAACCATATCCAGAATTGGATAGATTGACAGATTGAACCCTATCGGATTCTATTCCATTGCAATCAATTAATCCAGAAATAATGGAAGATTCTGCTTGAGCATTCAAACCTCCTGCAGGTGCTTTGGATAAAATAACAGTTGGTGCTGAAAGATATCCAGTTCCCCTATTTGTGATGGTTATAGTTCTGACACCACCATTTACAATTGAAATAGATGCTGTTGCTGTTGTAGAGGATCCAACTAATGTGAGAGATTGTGTATATCCTTCATCTATAAAATTATCATCAATTTCTTCAATACCAGTATTTACTATTTCGTCTTCATATCTAAACAATTCGCATCTAAGTTGATATATATAATTTTTTTGAAGTTGGTAGAAAGGTTTTTCGTGCTCAACATATTTAATTTCAAATATTCTGTCTCCAAGAGGAAAATAAATTAAATCCCCTTCTTTTGGTCTGCTTATTAACTTAGTATCCGAAATATCTTCTAATAATGGTGCAATGTAAGTTTCATATCTTTCTCTAGATATGACAATATTTAAATCATCTTTATCCTGGATTCCAAATTTTGTTAATAAAGTTCCTAGTCCATCATATCCTTCATAAGTTTCAACATATGCCTCTATTGGATATGCATTATCAAATTTTGATTCTATTACTTCTTTAATTACAGTATTTGATGTAATATATTTTCTTGGAATATAATATACCTCAACACCATACATTCTCAATTGTTCATTTACTAAATCTTGAATTAAAGATTGCTCTGATTTTGAACCCTGAAGAAAAAACGGATTAAGCATTTAATTATCCTATCATATCTAAAGGTGGTAATTCATAAGAATTTGACATCTTTTCCATTATCATGTCTATTTCTCGTTGTGCATCATCATAGAGTTGTCTTCCATTTAACTCAATTCCTCCTGGAAGTTTTACTCCTTGAAATTTTATTAAATTTTGACCCCACTGCCTTTTAATCAATGAAGTAAGATATTGCTTCAACCAAGAATCGTTCCATACTCTAGTAAAATCATTTGGATTAAGTGAGCGGAAACAGTCAATCACTAGATAATTTCCAACTGAGATGCTTCCCCAATCAATATCCAAATATAACCTATCCATTCTTTGATTAAATCTTATTTGCTTTTGGGTACTTAATAAAAAATCTATATCTTCCAAATAAGTTTTAGTCATTGCATAAGTCAATAATTCGGTAGAACCCCAATAATATACATCATTTAAAAATAATTGATACTTAACACTGAACATATTATTTGTTGCAGTATTAGTTCCGTCAAATTGATATATTTTATTAATTCCAATAACTGAAGATGGTATTTGTAAATAATTACTATTTTCTTTGTATGTAAATGTAGTAGCAGTACCAACAATATTTGTAGTTGCTGATGTTACTACAATTCCTGCAGATGAACTTGTTCCTGCTGGAGCTCTACCTCTATCAATATCATCTTGAGTTATTTGATATTTTAAATAAACCTGAGATACCCCATCAAAATGCCTTTCCTGAAAGAATTGAATAGCATCGTCAACTAAGTCATCAATTTGTTCATCAGCAACGTTAATTTCCAAAACTGGCGCCCCCAGTTTTCTTTTACAATAATTTATTAATTCTTGTCTAGAAGATGGTTGCGCCATTTAACTATTTTTCTCCATATAAAATATTTATGATTCACAAAGAATTTTATTTATTTTCAATAATTTGCTTCAGTAAAAATTTTATTTCTTTCAACTCACCCTTTACATCTTCCAATTCATTTTCTATACAGTCAATTTTTTGTTTTTGTTTTTCACTGATATTTTTTCTTCTCAAATAAGATTCATACTCTTGTTTATTTGTATTTACTATTGCGTTTGAATTCGAATCTCTATAAAGATTTTCAAATCCTTCTACAGGAATTAGTGACATGTTATGCTAATGCAAGTGCTCTAAAGTTTCTAATTATCGGTACAAAAGCTTGGTTTTCTGATGAACCTACCAATTTAATTCTAAAATCTTCAAATGAAGTGTTAAGATTTACTGTAAATACATATTCCTTAAACTCATAACTTCTGGGATTTCCAAGATTTCTGTCAACTTTCACTTGTTTTTTATCTGGTTTTCCATTACTATTTAATGGATTTATGATAGATCCATTGGTTGCTATATTTAAATCTCCAGGGAAAAGGGTAAATCTATCACTTCCATTTATCGAATAAAGAACTCTCACATCAGATCCTTGACGAATGTATGCATCAAACAAAACTTTAATTGAAGATGCTGGATTTTCCAGTCTTATTGGAGTTGTTATATATGAGAATAAATGTGGGTCTTCTTTAATCGTATTGACTCTAGAATCATTGGCATAATCAGTAATTGGATTGTTAATTCTATTACTGACTAAAGTCAATGATGTGTTAGATAAATCTATAGCAGGACTAATTCTAGAATCATTGGTAAAGAAGTTTACGGAAATATTGGTTGATTTATTTCCTGGGAAATCAGTCAAGAAATTACTTTCATTTACTTTTGATGCAATAAGTCTTGGGGAATCAAAATATTGCATCTTTGAATTTGTTAGGTCTTCAAATCCATTATCGATAAATGATATTTCATTTCCACCCAAACTTTTTCCACTAATAGTTCTTATTTTCAAATTGATATTTGTTCCTGTAGGAGTTACTTGGGTTATATTTGGAATAATCATTTCATATTGAACATTATATGATGCTTCTGCTCCAGCTCCACCAACATTTTTTGTGTTATTAAACTTTAATTTACCAAGACCAGTATTTACACTTCGATCGACTCCATTGGAAGACATATCAATCTTAATATTATATGTATCGACTCCAATTGGATTTGGAATTGTAACATTAGAAAGATTATGTTGTTTGTTTATTCTTCTTAAAGAAACTCCACCGACTTCATATTTTTCGACCAAAGTATTTACTGAGTAATTGTAACCCCTAGTATTGTCAATTTCTCTTTCTACTCCAGTTAAAGTATTTGATGTTGTCCCAGTGTAACTCAAAATTTCTTCATTTATTTTAATATATCCTTTATTGGTAACGCTTACTGGATTATTTTCAAAGACTTCGAATATTGATGTATTTGAAACAAATAATTCACTTTCGACTCCAGATTCAGTTGGATAAACTGCTTCAAGTTTTTGCTTAGAAATATCTGATTCAATTCCAGAGATTTCAACAATATTTGTAGAAGAGTGCATTCCATGATTTCTATGGAAAACTTTAACATGCTCTCCATCATTAATTGTTGAAATGTTTATTGTCGAAAGAGATGTACCTATATCGGTGAAATCAGTTACAATTCCGGAGGAATTAATAAATTTAATATCCTTATTTGGACTAAATTCGCCATGGATTCTATCAACTACAAGTTCGTTGTTTCCAACTATATTGGATACACTTAATTTTATTCCACTACCCAATCCAGAACCTATTGACACAGGTTCAAGAACATCACCAATAACATAACCAATTCCTCCATTTGCTATAGTTGCTGCTATCGCAACATTATTCAATATTGTAATATCTGCAGTTGCATTAAATCCAGTTCCAGTTAGACTTCTAAGAGAAACTCCATTAAAAGTTCCTGGTCCAGTATAACCAGTTCCTGCATTGATTATCGATAAATTTGAAAAGGCACTTCCACCATAACCAACCAAGTATCCTGTAGCCGTTGCTAAACCAGCAATTTCTTGAATTACAGTTTGTCCAATTGCAACTTCCGTATTTGTAATAGTTGATGATAAAGAAATCCTTGCACTATTTGAATAAATTGTTAAAGGATTATTTGTCATTACATTTTTTGCATCATCCAAATCAGAATTAAACAATTCAGTAAATCCTGAAGATTTGAATTCCGATCTATAAAGTTCAAATTTCAAGTCTTCATATTGACTTGGGGTCCAAGAAGATGCATTTTGGGATTTAAATAATGAACCAAGAAGTTTTTGAGTTGTTACAAGAATTTGATTTCTTTCCGAATTTAAAGTAGAAACATCTGGTTCTCCCAATCTTGAAATCCAAACATTATATTCGTTAGAATTTGAAAGCACGACTATAGCATATTCTCTTTGACCTTCCAGGTAAACTGGAGATTCAAATTCAAATGTTGTTGCAACTGAAGCATCTTCCGATAAATTAATTTTATTGGGAGACAACTCAACTTCTGAGAAAGCTAATATTTTTTGTGAGGGAATTCCCAAATTAACTTCTCTAATCTGAACTGTTACTGGTAATGAATCGTCCTTTGTCCTAAAATACAAATCGAGTTTTGATAAGTATACTCCAGTTTCATCATCAACGATAAAGGACTGTGCAAGAGGATCTATATATCTTCCAGTCAATCTAGTACTAGATGATGAAGAAGTGCTTGTTCTAGAATCTATTAATTCTGAACTAACAGTAGTAGATCTTTCCTGCTCAAGAGTATCATTTACATCAACTCTTGCATTTCTTAGTGATAGTGTTGTTTCTTGATATGTATCAACTTGTCCTTCGGAATAGAATGTTTCCTCCGCAACAGTTGTTATTACTCCGGGAATTCTTGAATTTGTTGAACTGCTCGTTAACCTCAATCTACTTCTTCCTGTCTCAAATTTTTGATCCTCTACATCGTTAGGAATAAAGAAAGAAGCGATTAAAGTTCCAACTCTATCAGTAACCAAACGAACATTAGTAACTCTTGCAAATGCTCTAGAAGTTCCTCCAAAAATTAAAGATCCACTAACGATATTTCCATAAAATTTTGGCGTTGAATTATCTGCAAGAGACTCTGTATCAATATTCAATATTGTACTAGTTGAAGAATAGTTTTCTGGAATCGTTTCATTTCTATTATAAGGATTCCTATCAAAAGTGTCCGTAGGGTTATCATATGGACCATATTTGTGATTTGAATTTGCAACTCTAACTCTAAAATTGCCTTTTTTAATCGATTTTCTATTAAGTACTGTAGTTGGGGGAATAATAGTGACAGTTTCTCCAGGTATAAAAGTACCTCTAGTCATTTGAATTTCGACTAGTTTGCTAAAGCAGAATTTAGAAATTGCGGAACCTTCAAAAAATGGATATACTCTCGTGTATGGTTTTAGTCTTCTTGCAGTAAATTCAAGATTCCTTGATCTCAAATAATTAACAACATCTCTTTTTACAATTCTATCGCCAAGAGATTCGGTATCAATACTTTCATTTACTATATACTGAACTCCAGATCTTCTTTGATCTAAATTAGTATCAGAAAACGTATTTGTAGTAGTTGTAGTTGAACTCCAACTTGTAACTTCCGCAACTCTAAAGTTTCGTGGAACGGTTCCTGTTCTGTTTGTACCTCTCAATTCATTGAATTCTGCAAGAGTTGCTGGTCTCCAACCACCATTACTTGAACCTGTTGATGTTGAAGAACTAGTTTCAAACCTTCTATCAAATTCAACACCAGTAGTTTCCCAAGAATTCCATATAACGGGACTTACTCCAAGTCTTTCTCCATCTTCTGTTGTTGTTATTTCTGCCCTCAGTGCTTCTGCAACCCCTAAGAAAGAACCTTCAAAATCTATATTTTTAGCTTCTATTCTTTTGGTATCAACCCAAACATCAACTGATGGGTTTATTTGGATAGAACCTTCCCACAATTTGACAAAGAATGGTGTTACATTTTCAGTTCTTGTTGCAAATGGTTGCTTTAACCAAGAAACACTGTCGTAATCCAAAAGAAGAGTATCTCCAACTCTTTTTAAAGAAGACCCAACAATATTGGAAAACCTCTTATCACCATTTTCTTGAGTTGTAGATCCTACTCCAGGGATTGTGTTATTTGCAATTTCTAAGTTTATATTTGTTGTATAATGTGATGGTCTCAATTCTCCTTTTCTGGTATCAATAGAATTTTTAACTCCATTTGAAAGATCTTGTCCCAATAATGTTGAAAAATTGTCAACGTAAAAACCTGACTTAAACCTATTTAAACCAGTTCCTGTTCCATCATCAATGAATAGATTTTGTGTTGCAGTTTCTAGCAAAGAAAGTGATGTATAATATTCTAAGTTCTTAATTCTTTTTTCTAATCCAAAAATATCTTTCATTTGATATCTCTTATGAGATATAAATTCAATCCGAGCATCTGAAGTATTGTATAAGTATGCAGGGAGATATATATTTGCAATATTCATTGCCCCAGCAACTTCTTGGGGAAGAACTGGGTTGTCTGCAGGATTTCCAAACTTAACAACAAAAGATTTATCTTTTGTCAAATAAATTCTATCAATTCTTGGTAGATAATATGAATAATCTAAGATAAGAGGTTCTTCTGGAGAAATTACACTACTCGAACTGTGCCTAGAATTGTTAAAATTTCTACCTTCAAACTCAAATGGAGATTTTCCATTCAAAGTTACATTATAATTAGAAACTCTTGGTCTATAATCAATAATATCGGTTAATCTATTTCCCTCAATAGTTTCAATATCATCTTTATAGTTGAAAGTATTGTAGGAATTGGCAGTAGTTACATCTGCAACATCTGATAAATCATAATAAAATCTAGAAAATAAAACTTTAAGTTTTCTTGTTGGTTTCGGTGCATCTTCATTTCTAATAATTCTTGAGTAATCATAATAAGTGAGTTTTTGTCCAGAATTAAGTTTATAATTATCTATTATATTCTTACTACCAACCTTGATTGATGAGATTGAACCAATCACATTTGATTTTGAAAATGAAACTAATTCACCTTCAATAAATTCTGTGTCTTTTTGGTATATGAAACCTACTTCAGTATCATTTTTTCTTTCCACATAAAGAGCTTTTGTGCCACTAGTCTTTCCAGTTATAACTTCTCCAATAATTAAATCATTGGTCGTTGATGTTTGTCCATTAAGAGAATTTAAGACTAATGATGGAACTTCTGGGTCTGAAGTTGATTCTGATTCAAATATTCCATACAAAGTTCTTACATCGGGATAATTTAAACAAATCTCATCATCATCAACTCTAGTACCAAACGGATAGTTTCCAAAAGTTAATCCATCATTCAAACTTTCTTCACCAGTGCCTGATGCAGGATTTGATGATTTGTTGATAATGATACTTTCTACTATTTTCTTTTTCTTTACTTTAGACTTTATCTTACTTTTTCTTAATGATGCCGTTAAAATGCAATTAGTATCATTTGAACCGAGATTGTTTAATCTTATCCTTTTGTTTCCACTTCCAGATACAAACTCTATTTTATCCGAACTCAATCTTTCAAGTGAACCATCACTTCTTGTTAATGTATATCTTTCTTCATCAAATGGTAAGAATATTTCATTATCTCCGGCATCTATATTATTAGTAGACCCATCTGTAATTGTTATTCCAGTAAACTGTTTTCTCAATGTTAATTGAGAGTTATCTAAATTAACAGATTCTACATTTTTCTTTGCCAGTGTGCTGTAGAGTGTTCTATTTGAAGCACTATTCCCACTTTCTGCTATTGGAGATATATTAGAACCACATCTAACCAAATTATTTACGTTAATAGTGGTTGTAGGCAATTTTCCATATACGACATTTCCAACATCTTCTACAGACTCGATCGTAAACCTATTTTCATATTCATTAATTGAAGTTACTCTAGAGAATGAGAATGTGCTAATTCCTGGTTGAGTGCATCTAATAATATTACCAACATTCAATTGTTTAGTAATATCGAAACCCTCAACGGTAACTGTCGATATTCCTGATAAACCTTCTGTTATTTGTGCTTGACCAAATCTTAAGTTTGCATTTTGTACAACATCAGCAGAAAATGTTACTCCGGCACCTGCGGCCGCAGTTGAAAATACTGATTTTACGTCTGAGGTCTCATAGTTTCTAATTGTTTCAATAAATCTTACATTATTATCCTGATCAGCATTTGAAAATTCAATTACTTCTTTCTCTGAAAAATTTCCGTTTATTTGATATATTGTAATTGTACTAGCAGAAGATACTGAACTTTTTAAAAAAGCAGTAGCACCAGTAGACTTACCTTTAATGTATATTGGTGTTGTTAAAGTTACTGGTTCAGTAAGATTTAATGTCGAAAAAATTTGAACATCAAATAATGATAATCCCCATTTGTTATTCTTCAGGTTTCCAGTGTATCCTCCTTCATCTAGATAAAAATCATAAACTCTGGCAGATCCAATTTCAATTCCAGATTCAGAACCAGAATCTATTCCAACTTTTTGGTCTCTTAAACTTAATACGCTGGAGGTATTAAATTCGATAAGAGGAGTTCCCGTAAGATTGTTGACAAAAAACGTTGGAGAATATCCAAAATTTACTGATTGTTCCTTTAAAGTTTTTGTTGTTCTCGGTTTTTGTGCATCCAAAAATGTGGGACCTTCTAATGAAACTTCATATCCTTTTACATATGCCTTTCCTGCACTTATTTTATAAGTTGCTAAGGATTCACTTGGAACCGAACCACCGTAAGTTATTTGACCATCTTCAAATATTCCACCATTTCCATTTCCATCATCCAAACTGTCTTTACAAAATGTATTAAATGCTTTGACATAATAATGTCCCGATTCATCAAAAGTTCTTCTTGCCAGTTCGTCAGCTAAAATATTATAATCGGTTCCAGTATTTACTTCTCTTAAAACCCCATTTTGTACAGTAGCTAACTGAACAAAATTCGTATCATCAAAATCGTCAAGAGACTTTTTAAATAATTTTGTTTCTATTTTTAATCTGTCTGCACCGGGAGCAGAAAAATTGCTAAATCCTTGAGAGTTATCATTTAAAGAGGAATCATCGTCCGAATTAACCAATTGCTCATCGACAAATAAACCAACTCTATAACTTGGTTTATTATCATATTGATCTAGAATTAAAATTTCATCCTTTACCTGTACAAAATTTCCTCTTAAAAAATAAATTCCATTAGATAAGCAAAATGCAGAACCTGTTGAGGTGGAATTGTTCAAAATTGTGTTTGCAAATCCTTCATTTGACGAAATAAAACTATTTCCAAATGATATAGGAGTTTCTGCCAATAAAACTTCATTATCTAAAAATTCTCTACCTTCTAAATTTTCCGATGAAGATTCTAAGTAACTTACATATAATGTTATTCTTCCTCTATCAGATTCTTCCGCTTTCAATACCTTTTCTACCTTGGCTTTTATTCCAGAAGTTCTTCCTGAAATTATTTTTCCCACTAAGTTATTTAAATACAAAGAAACTGGTATTCCAGAAAAATCTGATTCAATTTCTACAGCATAAAAATTACTAAGATAGGTAAGTTGTCCTGGAACTACCTTAGAACCCTCCTTAAATATATTTGTTCCAAACTGTTCAATTTGATTTTGCAAAATTGATTGCAAATTATTTAATTCTCTAGCTTGAATTGGGTATCCTGGTTTAAATAATACCTTATAGTAATCCTTTTCTTTATCAAAGTCGTCAAAATAAGGGGATACGTTGAGGTTAGTTTCTTGTGGCATGATTTTTAATTAGAATTGAAAAATAACTTTGATATCTTCTTTTTGGTTTATTGATCTAGTAATAGATGGTCTATTATCGATGTAGATCATGTCTCCAGAGTATTTTTTAACTTCAGGATTCGAAACCCCGTTTTCAAACAATTGTCCAAGATTATATGTCTTACTATCTATAGAAGTAGTCAACCCACTAAATTCTATTTGAATTGGTAAACTACTAATAGTTCCATCAATATTTCCGCCTGAGGAGGAGAATCTATACTGTTCATATCCATATGATGGTTCTGTGGAAGACAAATCGCTAGTGCCTGTAGTAAATCCAACCAAACTTCTATCTTGCCAATATTTTAATACACCAGTTCTATTGTCATAAGAAACAACTCTACCAACAGCAGTTTTCCCAACTCCAATTTGTTGAGTTATGATACTGTTAAATGGATAATTTGCATTTGAAATATTTCCTTGAAGTTTTAGTGCATATGTATTGCTCACCTTTTCTTCACTCAATAATGAAGAAGTGCCAAATTGTAAAGGATTTTTTACAATTCCAACTCTAGCAATTTTATTTCCAACAACAAAATCTGGATTTAAATTATCATTCTCAATTCTGGAATAAATTAGTACGTTTTTTGCTCCAAGATCGCGGTAAATATCAAAACCATGTCCCTCTAAAGGTGGAACTATTACATCAAATGTTGGTAAAATATCTCCACTTATACTAGCAGATTCTAAATCAATCTTTGCGAAAGTATATCCACTTCCACCTGATGTAATGTCAATACTATCTACTGTAGCATCATTACCCACAACTATTGTTGCAGTTGCTCCAAAACCATCTCCTATAATTTTTACATTTTCATAAGTTTTTGGTGCAACTCCTAAATTAGTTCCTCTATTTTTTATTAGAGCAACTTTTAATTGACCACTCACATCCGGATTTGCATTTTCTCTTACTGCAGCATTTTCGATGCTTGTCGCCCAGTTTTGGGGAGTAAAAATATAATCGATAGAATCAAATTTTACAATATCTGATGGTTTTAATGTGTAAAGATACTTCCAAATATAACCATCACCACTTACACCAGCTGCTTTTGGTTCTAAATCTGTAAATGTTGGTTCATCCAAAGATGGGTTTCCGTTGAGATTATCTGGGTCTGTTCCATTGGAAAGACAAATGTAAACTCTAAAGTCACTATTCACAACATAAAAGTTTGATTCATATAAACTTGTCCTTTCTGAAGGAATTGATAATTTATTTCTACTCACATCCTGCCTATACATATCATAAGTATTTCCACTTGTCCAAGTATTCTTTTTTACAACTTTTCGCACATCTTGAGAATTTAATCTTTTTAAAGCGACAACCGTGTCCCAAATATCATTGTAATTGTCAAAAGAATCTATCGGAGATCTTGGTGATGTTTCCCAATCGGAATCATAATCTGTTGAGTTTGTCAACCCAACAAAGGCATAGTAACAATTTGCTGTAGAAGCAACCGATGTTATGAAGTTATCAGCATTCAGAATTCTAAATTGATCTGTTATAATCGCAGACATTGATTTATTACTTTTTTCTATATTTATTTAATATAAATGTAAATAAAATCAAATATTATCATAATTAGCGAATCTGAGTCTATTTACTCTTCTTATTGTTGGTGTTGTATTCAATCCAACAACTCCATATTCTGGAGATACAGAATATTCATTATCTATTGTAGGTATTTCAATCAATCCCCAACTAAAATCTCCAAAATACGTTCCATATCCAATTGAAGAATCTATTTGATTATAATCGGAAACACTAACAGTAACTTTGATTACATCTTCAGTTCCTCCCCCATAGACCTCTGTTGTAGCTGCAGACACAGAAATTGCTTGATATATGTTATCAATATTTTCTGTTCCGATTCCAATAATACTTCCATCACTTCTCAAACTCGTCAATCCACTACCAACTTTTGAGTTTGATAATTTGAAATAATAGTTTTCTGATATATTACTTGTATTAGTTGTTGGGTTATTTACATTAATATTTCTTAAATATGAATCATTTGGTATAAAGAAATCAAACACTAATCCTGTAGAAGCCAATCCGACACTTGTTGTTGCTATTCCCGTTATGATTCCAAAATCGCCCAAGTACGAAACATTTTTAATTTCATTGACTTTTGCACTTCTTTCTTCTATCAAAACTAGTGGTGGATTTGTTTGAGTGTATCCAAAACCCGGAGAAATTACATCAATTGATGATATTGATCCTCCAACCAGATTTGTTTTTAAAGTAGCAACACCACTTTTTCCTATTCCTATTGGATATTGTATAGAAGCAGATATTTCTGGTTTTAATAAACTTGTAGTATATCCAACTCCACCGTTGGATATGACTATAGATTGTATAGTCCCTGCTGCAGAAACTATTGCAGTGGCTGCTGCAGAAACTAATTCGCTATTATCAATGATTTGAATTGTTTTTAAAATTTCTGGAGATGTTGGACTTATATTTTCCTGCTGTGGGTCAAAAATAGTTTTAACTGAATCTACAAATATTTGTGTAGAACCTATTCCTACAGATTGGATTAATTTTGCTGTTGGATTTACATATGATTCATATCTAACCCTACTCTTGTTAACTTCTTTTTTATCTATTATCAAATCATTTCTTTGCCTATACCAATTTAATGGTCGGAATAAATTAGAATCTTCAGTGATTCCTTTTCCAGAATATGGATTTGTTTCTAAAACATCCGGTAATAATATGTCAGTTACCAATCTCTTCTGCTCAATAAGATTAAATTTATCTCCAACCAATTCAACCTTATCACCCGTTTTTATCGTTTCCAACAAATCAACATCAATAACATCTATATTTGGAGTTCCTTTATAAAATATTATTCTTCCTTTATCGCCATTTTTTGGTGCTTCAGTGAAAGTAATTGTACTTCCTCCATTAAATTTGTAAGCGACATCGGGTTCCTGAAGGACATCATTAATAAAAACTAATAATACTGTATTTAATTCAATATTTCCACCTTTTTCTTTAATTATTGCAAATCTGTTTCCCCCTCTAGAAATTGGGAAAGTAGTTTTATTACCATCAAATAATTCGTCTAACTCATCGAGAGTTTCTAGTTCTCCTAATGACCATCCACTAAAATCGTCGGAAAAAACTCTTTCCACTACCAACTTAAATTCTCTATATGGTAATGCTGTATTGGTTGGTATTCCTGTAGTTCCTCCTACATCTAA